ATTCAGCACCATGACTTACATCAAGTGCTTTCGCTATAAAAAGTGCAAAATTTGTTTCTGACCCAGCATCACTATCACCTGCAAATTGTAATTCTCCAAGGACATCGTTATCTGCTGGAGATCCACTATCTCTGTGTAATACTACAACTGGACCTCTAGTAGCATCACCATCTGTTGAAACTAATTTTAAAGTATCAGAGTTATCTGATACTGTAATTGTTGCTCCAGCAGAAGATGTAATTGCACCATCTACTTGTAATGTAGATGCCATATCAACAGCTCCATCAATGTCTACTACATCTAAATTTGTTGTACCATCAACATCAATGTTGCCTGAAATATCTAATTCAGTTGCTACAACTTTATTATTGAATGTTGCAGCTCCTGCAGCACTGCCATCAATTGTTAAAAAAGTTGTATCAACACCGCCATCAGTTCCTTTAAATATAATATCAGTGTCATTAGCAGCTGCATCAATTGTAATATTACCTGATGAGGTTGTGATATTTACCGCTGCATCACCAGCTGTGATATCGTCTGCTGCTGAAGAAATACCTGTTTGAAAATATGTTTTTAATGTAGTGACATTGGTCATTCTCATTGTGCCACCGTCATTTACAAGTAAGCCATCTCCATCGGCAACTGCTGTAGTACCTCTTGCAGTTCCACCATCTATTAAATTAATTTCTGCTGCTGTTGCTGTAACACCATCTAATATATTAAGCTCTGCAGCTGTTGATGTTACTCCATCTAAAATGTTTAACTCTGCTGTTGTTGATGTTACTCCATCTAATATATTTAATTCAGCTGCTGTTGCAGTTACACCATCTAATATATTAAGCTCTGCTGCTGTTGATGTTACTCCATCTAATATATTTAATTCAGCTGCTGTTGATGTTACTGTTGTACTAGCTATTGATAAAGCATCTGTTTCTAAAGTTCCATCTACATCTACGTTTCCTGAAATATCTAGTGATCCTGCAATAAGTTGATCAACCTGTAAATCTTCATGGCTTGAACCTAGTTTTAATTCAAACTTAGGACCTGTTGTATTATAGGTAAACGTAGCATCATCACCGCTACCACCCTCTATCGTAATACCTGCACCATTAACAACTGCACTTGTGCTATTACCACTATCTAATACAATATTGTGGTCATTTAGATTTACAGTTGTTGAGTTTACAGTAGTTGTTGTTCCCGATACAGTTAAGTTACCTTCTAGTGTTACATTAGCACCACTAAATGTCATAGCAGTTGTAGTACCTGATTTTATAAGAAGTTCTCCACTATTATTTGTGGCACTACCAAAAGTTGTTCCTGCATCTTTAAAAAATATATCTCCACCATCTGCATCAAGAACAATGTCCGTAGTTGCATCAAGTGTAATAGTAGAACCAGAATCTATTTCTGCAATAACTGGTGTTGTTAATGTTTTATTTGTTAAAGTCTGTGTAGCTACAAGAGATACTAAAGTTGAATCAGCACCATCTGGTAATAACATAACATTTGTAACACCTGCAGAATGTGGCTGTGCCTTTATTTGTTGGCCATGTGAATTAGATTCACAATTAAATTGTATAGCACCTGAATTTGTATTACCTCTAACTGTTACATGACCAGTTCCTTTTGCTTCTATGTCAAGATCTATATTACTGTCACCGCCTGTGGCTTGTAATTTAGGACCACTACCTGTTGCAGCGTTTGTTATATCAAATTGGTTTACTGCAGATGATGTTGTTTGAAATATAATTTGTTCGTTTCCGTTTTCATCGTTGATTCCATGAGCATCATCAAAAGCTATATTAAAACTATTAGTGTCTAAGTTGCCACCTAATTGAGGTGTGCTATCATCTGCAACATTTGATAATGCAGAAGATGTAGCAAGCCCTGAAACTATTGATGATCTTGCAATTTTTTTAAGTCCACCACCTGAAGTATCTACTGCTAAAAATACGTCATCATCAGCAACTGTAGATATTTCTGATAAAGAACCCACTGCTATTGAATTAAAGTTTGTGCCATCTGCAACTAATAAATTACCTGCAGTGTTTGTACCCATGGTAATGTCATCACCAGATACTGTAAGATCTCCTGATATTGTTAAATTTCTAAAACCTGTTAAATCTTTATTAGAATCTACAATAACTGCTTTTGAGGCAGACACTGTTCCTGCTGTAATTCCATCAACTAAATTTAATTCCGCTGCTGTAGATGTAACACCATCTAAAATATTTAATTCAGCTGCTGTAGATGTAACACCATCTAAAATATTTAATTCAGCTGTTGTTGATGTAACACCATCTAAAATATTAAGTTCCGCCGCTGTAGATGTAACACCATCTAAAATATTAAGTTCCGCCGCTGTAGATGTAACACCATCTAAAATATTTAATTCAGCTGCTGTTGATGTAACACCATCTAAAATATTAAGTTCCGCCGCTGTAGATGTAACACCATCTAAAATATTAAGTTCCGCCGCTGTAGATGTGACACCATCTAAAATATTTAATTCAGCTGCTGTTGATGTAACACCATCTAAAATATTTAATTCAGCTGCTGTTGATGTAATTGCTGTACCATTTATAGCTAGTTTATTTGTTACAACATTGAAAGTACCGTTGTCTTCAATTCTTGCAACTTCTGTTCCATCTCTTTGTTGAAATATTAAATCTTTAGCATCAACAATTGGCTTAATAATTACATCACTAGATGAATTAGATATTCTTAAAATTTCTGTGCCACCATCTAAAAAATTAAAATCACCACCATCAGCATCAAATTTAATATCTCCTGGTGCATCTAAAGTTACATCTGTTGATCCGTTTAATACAAAATCAATGACAGTTGTGCCACCATCTTTTAAAGTTATATTAGCTCCATCTGCATCTAAAACTATGTCTCCTGATGAGTCTAAAGTAATGTCTGTGCCATCATTTGTAATTGTATCAAGAGCTATTGATCCAACGTTTGTAATATTAGCATCACTGAAATCAAGACTTCCTGTAACATCGAAGTCTCCACCAACAGACAAGTTTCCAGCAACTGTTGCGTTAGCACCACTAAAAGTTACAGCAGTAGTTGTACCTGATTTAATTATTAAATTTCCTGATGTGTTTGTAGCACTACCAAATGTTGTGCCACCATCTTTAAAAAATATATCTCCACCATCAGCGTCTAAAATAATATCTGATGGCCCATCTACAGTTATATCACCGCTAGACGTTGCAAGTGTAACTGCGGCATCACCTGTAGAAATATCGTCAGCAGCAACAGAAGTTGAAAATCCTGTATCAACAATGTTTGTTCCATCTGAAAATAATAACCTTGTTCCTTTATCAGATGTACCAAAAGTTATACCGGATCCTGATGCAGTTTTAAATTGTACAGTGTAAGCACCGCTTGTACCATTTACCACAATGTAAACTTTTTCAATTGAATCTGGAACAGTTACAATTTGATTACCCGTAATAGTTCCTGTTAGTTTTATAACTGCGTGTCTTGCAACAGATGTTGACTCAGTAGTATCACCGTCTGTAATTGATAAAGCTGTTGTTGCTGCACCGCCAGCAATAGATTTTTCTACATAACCAGCGATTGCTTTTTCTACAATTTGTAAGTTGGTATTAGTTTTATCCCCCCATGTACCGGCATTTTCGCCGGTTGCCATTAGTTCAATACCTAGATCTGAATAACTTGATGCCATAATTTAATTCCTTTACGGTGCTGGCGAATTGACTGGTATTCTAATTGTACCATCAGAATAATCATCTCTTCGTCTTCTACCTATTTGTTCTCCTCCAAATTTTTCTACTTCTATTTTGTATTTTTGTTCATACAATTGCAGCATGTCCGCTGGGCCTTTTAAATACGCATACGCTTCTGCGAGACAACAGTATAGCAGACCATTTGGAAAATTCAAACTAATGTAACTAGTTTCATTGTCTGTTGCTTCTAATTTATCTGGTATACGATTGTAGTGAATTTGATATTCGTAAGTGGTGTCAGGCACTGGTGATAACAAAATAGCACCTGATGTAGAGCTAGTATTACCTGTACCACCACCTTTCATTGCATAATATTTTGGTTTTGCTGTGCTTGTATTTGCTGAACTATACTCTTCTAAAAATGTTAAATCTTTTTTCTCTAACCAAATGTTAGAGCCAGTTGTAACTGATGTTGAATCATAAACTTGTACACCTCTAATAACTAATGCTCCTGCTGGGACATTTACAAAGTCTTGATCAGCAACTAAATTACCAGTTGTTGATGTTCTGTATGCATCAATAGGTACATCTCTAAAAATTCTATACTCTGCATTTAAAACTATATTTTCAATTACAGCATCAGTTAAAACAGTGCTAGTTACTTCTGTGTAATTTCTAATATTTGTTCTTAAATCTGAAAAACTTATTCCTGCCATTATGCTGTCAATGTTGCTGGACCAGCCGAACAACTATTGCCTCCTCCTGATATACCACCTGTTGTAGCAGTGTTTGTGTCTACAGTAAAGTGATAGAAATCTGTTGTGTTTGCAATATTACCACTTGAATCTCTTTTACCAACTGTAATAGAATATCCTGCAGCTTTTGCTAAATTAGCTCCTGTAACACCATCAAAACCAACTGGGTTTTGAAAAGCATCTGGATCTGATGTTGTATAGATAGGTCCTCTAAATCTTACAGTATCACCTGTTGATCTACCATGAGATTTTTCAAACACATTTATAATACCTGATGATGCTGCAATCGTTTGAAAAGGATTTGGTCCTAAAGGTCTTGCAACTTCATTTTCAGTTCTAGCAGGTCTTGCATCATATAAACTTTGTGCATCTCCTGATCTTGATCTTAATTCTAATTGAGGGTGTTTAGCTTCAAATTCAGATTGATGCACTAAATGACCATTCCATTCTTTGACCATTTCTCTGTATGGAAATTCCATTCCTGATCTGTCTGATATTGCTTTTGCGTATTTTCCTCTTGCTTGTGCCATTAAGTTCCTGGGTAATAAGTTTTAGGGGTTATGTATGTACTAGAAGAAGAACCATCTTCAGCTAATGCTCTTGCTAATTCATCTTCATAATATAGTTTTAATTGTTGTGATGCTTGTGGATTAAACTTTTGTGATAAGTAAAAAGCTAATCCTGAAACCATACAAGGTACAAATCTATATGGTACATCTGTTGCATCTGTATAAGTAGAATCTGCATCTTGTATTCTTTTTACATAATAAATATGCATATCTTTAGATGCAGCTGTTGAGTCTGGTGTCGGGTAAACTGTAACTGTAGTTTTATCAATTAATCTTTGAACAAAATATTGTGATGGTGTTCCTTTAGATAATTTTGCAGACAAACTAGAATAAGTTGATCTATCAATTTTTGTCATTGCTGCATCTGATTGAGTAGCCTGTGTTCTGTTTTGTCTAAACGTTGCTTCTAAAACATCTGCAACTCCATAAACATTAGATGTTGCATTTGTGCTAGAACTTGTTCCATCTCCACTTGCTCTATAAAAAGTATATTCAGCTTGGCCTTCAATTAAATCAATATTAGTTTCACCTACTTCCCAGTAGTGCAAACCTCTATTACCCCATTCTTGAAAAAGAATGTTTAAAGATCTTCTTGCAGATTTTAATTGATATCCAGAAGTTACTTGTGAACCTATACGTTCATATGCTTCTGCTATTAGATCATCTACAGCAAAAGTTTTGTCGAAAGTAACTGTGCCGGAAGTTGTATTGGCCATTAGTTACCCTCCTTAATAAATTTTCTGAAACTCTGCTATAATCGTATACATGTTACCAGAATCAGCTGCGCCTGGTACAACAAGATTAACATCGCTTTGATTACTGTTACTAGATTTATCTGCTGGTATTCCACCAAATTCTCTAAAGTCCCAATATCCTGCACCAGTTAATCCGATAATAGGAATATCTCCATCAGAGTCTTCTTCATCTAATCTAGCGTAAGAGTCTCCTCCATCACCACCTTGACATGAATACCAAACTCTAAGTAGTCCTAGATGAGCTACTGCAGTTCCGTCTTCTCTAGCATCTAGTGCTGATACATCTCCAAAAACTGTAGTTCCACCTGATCCGTCTGATTGGTTTACTATTTTAATAACAACTCTCTTATCGTTTTGTTGTAAGATAGTTGGTCCTGTTACTGTGTCTGCCATTGTTTCCCTCCTTAATTAAGAAACTGTGGGGCCGAAGCCCCACATAATTATGTATTACTGATCTGCAAATGCAGGCACGTCTGCGCCTTCTGCTTGACCCCAAATATAGTAGTTAGTAGAATCTTTAGCTAATATATTTATTTCAAATAAACCAAAATCTGTAAGAGTTAGTTTTGAGTTAGAGTCTCCATCAGAATAAACAGATACGTTATCAGCATTTGAATCTAAATGAATAACTCCACCAATAAAGAAATTAGTATTTCCCGGTGTTATTATAATTAAATTTTCTGCTTCTTCCGCAGCGCCACCATAAATAAATTTAAAGTGCGCACCAGCAACTGGTGCCGGTAATGTAATTGTTCTGTTAGCTGCAAGTGCAGGAACTACAAGAGTTCTTCCACTGTGTGTTGCGTTATCAAGAGTTTTGTTTTCATCTCCTAATGCAACTGGTGCATCACCCATAGTGATAACTTCAGTAATTGCTCCTGTAGTAGCATTTTTACTAACAGTTTTAAGTGTACTTTCAGATCGTACCGGACCTGAAAAAGTTGTATTTGCCATATTAATATCCTCCTAGATATTTTAAATGTAGTCCCTAGGGATGTCGACTATACGCGTCTACATTTAAGTTTTTATTTTTGTATAGTGTTAAAATTATATGTTATTTTTT